TATACTAATTGATTTCAAACTGTTTTCAAGATTAATTTATTTCTGTGATAATTTGTCTTACATTTATTGCAACAATATTTTTTTCTTTGCTCCATTGTTGTAAATTCTTTACCGCAATATTTACATTCTTTTTTTAGAGCATTTATGTATTTCATTTTAATTTGTATTTGTTATACCTATAACAGGTAAAGTGAAGTCCACGTTATCTAATGTGAAGCCATCTATAGAAGATTTAGATGTAACCACACTTATCGTTGGAAGTGTGAAATCTACATAATCTAAACCAACAATCTGAGAATATGTAGGCAAACCACTTGCACCACCTCCTCCACTCGCAACACCTTTCCATTCACTACTAATTCTTGCTTGTACTTCTGTTGCAGTTTTCCAAGTTCCACTAACATTTACATAAACATCATCTGCCTGTTTCCAAGTCCCACTAACATTTATATAAACATTTGAAGTCATCTATTCACCAAAATTTTTTAAATCTTCTTCAAATTTAGCTTTTTCTGTAGCATATTCCGCCTCTCTCGTTTCTTGCTCAGTGATTAAATTCTGTATTTCACTTTCAGTCATATCCGCATCTTGTATCATTATGATAAAAGAATCACCATTCTGAATTTTATACTCATATTTATTTTCTGATAATTGAATTTTTTGTAATACAGTGATCATGCTTGACTTACCTCCAAATCATCAAAATAAACATACTCTGTTGATTGTGAACCATAACCACCGATTTGTATAGTCGCAAGACCTGATGCTGTAGGTGTAAATGTAGTCGTTATTTTTACCCATGTATTTAAAGAATTACTTGAAGTATCAGCTTGTACATAACTCGTCATTCCTAATTCATCATTTTTAGCAATACGCAAAAATCCAGTAGCACCAGAAGCAGTTTTATAAGTCCAAATAGCAATAGTAACTAACGATCCACTATTTACAATAACTTTTCCTAAATCAATAATCAAAGGAATAGTAGTCAAAGTACTATTTGGATTACTTACCATTCTCCAAGCTAATCCACTATTAGTGTGTCTTATTGTGCTTTCTGGTCTTAATTCTCCATAATTCCAAACATTTCTATCATCACCAGAGACATTATTATAGTTTTTAAATAATAATTTTGTATCGCCATTAAGGTTTATCTGTGTACCACTTGTCGGAAGCACAAGATTTTTTACTTTAAGAGCAGCAGTGCTTGTTAAAGAATAAATTCTCTTTAACAAATTGCCTCCATCTATAAGTCCAGTATGGCTATTACTTCCTATTCTTATACCCATATCAGATTGAAACCTATGATCGCTATTATTCACATAACGATAATAATAAGAGTTTGTATAAAAACTAGCGAAATCAAACTCAATACTATGAGTTATATTTTTTATAATAATATTTCCAGATAAAGTATTCAAATAAATTCCATAATATGAACGCTCCATATCAAGATTATTTATAGTGACATTAGAAACATTGTCTGGAAAATTTAATGCATATTCTCCTTTTGATCCACCACATTTAATCCTATTAATGGTCATTGGATTACTTTGAGAACTAAAAGATACAGAGGAACTTTGAAAGGGAGCTAATGAACAATCAATAAGACCTATGTTACCTTCGCTGTTAGATTGTGAATACCAATGCCTCCCACTTAATGCTCCTGCTCTACAATAGTAAAAATTAACGTCAGATATATTTGCATTAGGACTTTTAAAATTACTTAGATTCATCCCGTTATTTCTAGCTGCGGTAGCGTATTCTATATTTGCCTCTAATATATTTATTCCTGAAATACTATGATCTTGACCAACATCAGAAAAACCTATATCTCTATATTTAGCACCATTATTTGAGTAAAGATTATTATAGAAAAAACAAGTAGTGTGTATTTTACTGACATCTATATAACTGCAATTAGAAGTGCGTATGCCATAGCCATTACCATTACCTCTTATAAAAGTTTTTGAACCTGAAGGACTAGTTGACATATTAGTGTCATCCCATCCTCCGCTTACTGTTATATAATTTCCTTCTGTTCCGTTTCCATTTAATGTTTGTGTACTACCAGTACTTGTATAATCTATAAGCCATTTTGGTCTTATTGGTTCTCTTTTATAAATAGTTGTAGATGCAAATGTCTGTGACCATGTAACTCCCATGTAATTACTATAGTAACCTAAACCATTGCTACCGTAGGCTCTATGAAAAGTCAGTAGTGTAAGTAAATTTTGATTATCAGTTAAATGAAGAACAGGAAACCATGCTCTGTCTGCTGTTGTGTTTAAACTGATCAAACTATTATGTGTCAAACTATCAGCAGAAGAAGATGCTTTACAGGCAACAATATTACAAAATCTAAGTAAATTTGTAGTGTTAGTAGTGTTATCAGCGTATAAGGCAATAGATTTAATACTGCTGTTTAAATTTGTTCCTAAATCATATACATAAGGTATAAATGGATATTGGTTAAAACGACCAATGTTCTGAATTGGGATCGTATGAACTGAAGTGTCACCTGATGTGTCAGTACATAATCGTAAACTTAAAAATTGCCCGCTTTGACCAACGTCGTAATTACCAGGTGTTGACTTAAATTGTATTAAACATGATATTTGTTGATAAGCAGATAGGTCTAAATCTCCTGTAGCATAATAAGCAACTTTACCACTATGTCCACTTGGTATTGATATTGAATCTGAACCTGTTGGATGAATCCAATCATAACGTTGGTTCCACGCAGACCAACTACTATCGACAGTTCCATCCCCTTTAAGAGTTGTAGTTACACCACTACTAGCGGTCCATGCTGATCTACCGCCTTTAGATGATGCAATTTCCTTACAAGGCCAACTAGCTAATTTTATAGTTTCTGTAGTAACAGAAATGTATCTCATAGTATTACCGCTTTCACTGTCCGCATTAGAAGCAGTAAAACCTTTTAAATAAACATAATCTGAATTACTACCTTCTAATTCGATTTCCCATACACCGTTAATATTTTTCCCTTCTGGAAAATCACACATAATAATTAAAATTTTATCTCCTGTTTGCCATGTATAACCATCACCATTTCTTGTTCCATAATTATTACCTATATACGCATCTAAATTTATTTTTGTCTGACCAGTTGTAGTACTAAAAACAACATTACTTGCTGAAAGGCTTCCTGGGTTATAACTTTGATTACTGTAGTCTCGTACAACTGCACCATTACCTAAAGATGTGGCATCAGGTGATTTTTTTATTCTTACTTCATCACCAGCACTAAGACTTAAATTATGATAACTATTTTTTCTGTTAGCAAAAGATAATCCATCTCCTGAATTAGTGTCATGTTCAAAATCTATATAATAAGTAGCCATAATTTAAGCAGTGTATTTAATCCAGATGTCACCATCTGAACCACCAGAAGGTGATGATGTAGAAGTTGTAATCTTTCTCATGCCATTAGCAGAAGAAGCAACACTGGTTGCTGTAATAGTACCAGTTCCAGTAATGTTATTTGCTTGCATATCTAAGTTTCCTCCCAATTGGGGTGTTGTATCTTCCACCACATTACTTATTCCACCTCCTCCTCCTCCAGTCTGATCCGCAACCCAAGCATAATCTGAACCGTTCCAGCTAAGAATTTGACCAGAAGAAGCACTGCTTACATTTAGATGGCTATCAACACTTGAGTTTGTATATGCTGCTGTCTGTGCAACCCATGAAGTGTTACCTGACCCATCAGTCTTTAATACATAATTATTAGTTCCTCCATCTGGGGGTAACTGGAACGTATGGTTTCCAGAGAATTGCGCATGAGGTGGAGCTTTGATTGCTACATAATGAGCATTATTGGATTCACAATATAAACGGACTTCAGACTGTGAACCTGTATTTTTAATACCTAAAACACCACTGGATATAGAATTTGAGTTCATATCCAAGTCTCCTCCAAGTTGAGGAGAGCTGTCTTCGCTTAAATTTTGCAAATAACCAGAAGGAACAGAAGTTAGATATGTATTTGTATCAACTGTATAACTGCCAGCACCAGTACGCTTCATAAACCCATTAGAGGTGAAATCACCATCCATGACCGCACCAGCACTGGCAACATTAGTTGCGTCTGTTACATCAGCACTTGTTTCTATACCGTTTAATTTAGTGTGGTCTGCATCTGTGAATACATTTGAATCTGTTGCAGCTTCTACTGCTGCTCTAATCTCAGCATCAGTTTGGTCGGCAGTAGCACTTGCCTCTATTCCTGATAACTTAGTCTTTTCAGCGTCAGTAAAAGCATTGGTGTCAGATTCGCCTTCATAAGCACTTTTTATTTCTGCACCTGTTTGATCTGCGGTTGCTGATGCTTCAATTCCGTCTAATTTTGTTTTTAAGGTATCAGTAAAATTATTCTGTGTAAGACCACCATCACCTACGCTATAAGTAGTATTTGTATCTGTAGAAGCAATAGTAACAGTATCATTACTTGCGTTAGTTGTAATAGTGACATTACTACCAGCAGCAATATTTAAAGTGTCTGTAGCACTGTCAGCAGCAACAGTGTCCTGACCTGACACCGCAACATTTGAGAAGGCATTTTGATTTACATCTCCACCACTTCCAGCAGCAGACCACTCAAGTCCAGTTGCAGTACTGCTGTTAGCTTTTAAAACATAGCCATTAGTTCCCACAGATAAAGCAGTAGGATCTCCTGACCCATCACCTACTAATAATTCACCTTTACCATCAAGGTCGCTGTTCATCACAGCACCAGCATTATTTACATTTGTTGCATTGACTGTGGCATCCGATCCATCAGCCCCATCATTACCTGCGGGTCCTTGTATTCCTTGTGGCCCTTGTGATCCTGTCGCTCCAGTTGCACCGTCTGACCCATCGTTTCCTGCTGGACCTTGCGGACCTGTTGCACCAGTCGGTCCTTGTATTCCTTGAGGTCCTTGAGCACCTGTGGCTCCTGTAGCACCTGTCTCTCCTTGAGGCCCCGTATTTCCTGTAGCACCTTGAGGACCTTGAGGTCCCGTTGCACCATCGTTCCCATCTGCTCCTGCTGCTCCCGTTGCACCTTGAGGTCCCGTTGCTCCCGTTGCGCCTCTTGGAATTGTAAAGTTTAAAACTGCTGCTGTACCCGTACCAGTGTTTGTAACAGACGCATCAGTTCCAGCATTGCCTGTAGTAGTTGTACCTATACTTACTGTCGCAGTACCATTTGGGCCTTGAATACCTTGCGGACCTGTAGCTCCCTGTGGTCCTGCTGTTGTTATCTCTACAGTTGTTACATCATTTACTTGACTGACAACAATTTGATTAGGACTGCTCATGCTGTGTAACCTTCACTTACAAATAGTGTACCCTCTAAATAATATTCTTTGTTACCCGATCCATCTGTTAGTAATACATCATACTTAAGAACATTAGGAGTAAAGTTAGCTGTATCAGTATCACTTAATTTTATATCAACTATTCCACTAACTCTATTTGTATAAGTAACAGTAAAATCTGCAAATTTAGTTGTTCTTGGATCGTCATAAACCTGTGCTGCAACTGTAAATCCTGTAAGATTTATGGCAGATCCTGTAGAATCTTTAAATGTTAAACGTAAAGGGAAATCTGCTCTACGTTGAACAGTAAAATTCTTTTTACCTGGAATTACAGCCATTAACTTGCCTCAAGTGCAGCGACTTTAGTTTCTAATGTTTCTATCTTAACTATTGCTTCCTGTAATGCAGCGGTAATTAAAGGCACAAGTTTACTTTGATCTATACCTTGATACACAGGTTTATTATCAGAATCAATCTGATCTTTTGTTCCTGTAACTGCTTCTGGGACTGCTGTTACTTCGTGTGCGAAAAAACCATCAAGTGTTTTGGTTGGGTCAACTTTAAAATTAAATCTATAAGGTTTAAGAGTTTTTAATCTTGTAATACCATCAGTTATTAAAGTTTCATTTTGCTTTAATCTATAATCAGAACTAGTATTAAATGATGTTGAAGTATTGTTATAAGAAATAGAACCAACACCTGTATTATTATTCTCAAAAGATAGTGCAAATGAGGTAGCCGTAGTATTTGCTCTATCGAATATTTGTGTTGCTGAACCTTCAGAATTAGTGGGGCGAAATATAACTCCTCCAAAGCCACTTTGATTTGTAGCTTTTACCATAAAATTTCCTATGTCATCAATTCTGGCTTTTTCCTGATTACCTGTTTTAAAAATTATTGTAGCATTTTCAACAGTCTGTAGTTCTAAATTGCCTGTTCCACGATGTTTTATTTGTGAACTACCATTAGCTCCATCATTTCTAACAATTCCTAAACCAAACTCTGTATATGTACTATCTCCAACAAAATTTAAATGTGCATTATCTGTTGAACCAGGCGCGGCTACCGTAAGATGAGATGATTCACCAGTTGGATGTTCAACCTTAAAATCACCAAATACATCTATTCCTGATTCTTTGAAAGTTGCGATATTTTGTGAATTACATGATGTGCCAATCTGGTTTGCACCAACTCTGAAAAAACCAGTAGTTGTTGAACTGCTAAAAGCATAAGAAGGATTAGATGCTGAACCGTTTGGTGCAAAAAAATTACCATCAGTCAAGCTTATAAAATCTATCTTGTCAGTGGCATTTTGTTTGTAAAATGACATCTTATCCGTTACGGTATCTGCATACCACATATATTTATACTTTTGTGTGGGTGCCGAACCAAAACCATTGTTTATACTTATCGCATCGAAAATATTATTTAAATCAGTTCTAACTGCTGATCCTGAAGCATTATCGACAACGAAATCTGCTGGTTTTGCCATTTTTCTTTATGTTTTTTCTATTATACTATCCTTCTCCATATCCGAAAGCACTATAAGTGAATTGTCTTGCGACAAAACTTGAACCATTTTTTATACTTATCACAAAATTACTTATCGTAACACTATCGATCGTAAAGAAATCTCCTGACTGCATATTATTAATGTTAATTCCAATTACAGGTTTAAATTTATCTGTGCTTCCTCCAATAGTGGTCGTTCCTAGAAAGAATTTTTTATTAAAAGTTACTGTAGTCGCACCACTGCCAGAACTTGTTAAAACACCATTAGTTGCACTACTGTTGTCAATACTTCTTTCAGTTCTTGGTCTAAATATTAAATTTACACCTAATTCTTCTATGTCTATATTTTCATATGTACTTTGATTTTCAACTAAAACTTTAAAAGATATAGTTCTTGCAATAATATCTGTATTTATAAATGTTTCGAAACTTGTACTTGGAGTACCTGTCTGACTTTTTGCAACTTGGAATGTTAAATTAGCACTTTTAGTCAATACAGTTGTACCAGTAGTAAAAATATCAGGCCAATCGTTTATGTCATCTGTATAAGAATCCCATAGAGTTGCTGTATCAAATCCAGATTTTTTAAAATGTTGTTCTACATGAAATCTGAACGGAGCACCTAAATCAATATTATTTTCAAATAAATAGTTACCTGACGAAGTAATGCCAGAAATAATATCATCAATATTTGAAAAAGTAGTTCCATCTGCCAAAGCTAAAGTATTGAAATCTGTTAATGAATCAATAGTTGTACCACTTGTAAGTCTTAACCCATTTATTGCATTATCAAATACTAAATTTGTTTTTGTACCTTGAAAACTATTGCTATTTTCTCTTATCTGAGCAGCAAGAAGATTATTTGATGCGATTGTTCTGTTTATTACAATAGAAGTTGGATTTAAAGATTTATTACCTGCAACATCTATAAAACTTACAAAATATTCTCCATTTTGATAATCGTTTAAAGTTATTTGATCTGAATTTCCTTCTAACGTAGCTAAATTGTTTGCATTTTGAATAGTCGCTGTACCATCAGATATTAAAGAGTATTTAATATCAACAAAACCTCCAAATAAAACATCTTTATCTGTAGACCGATCCCATCTTATGATTAAATTATCGCCACTTTCTTCAGATCTTAAATTAGTAACATCGCCTGGAGGTTCAGTTAAACCGATTGCATTAAAACTTCGTATTGATACTGATTCACTTGTTGAAAAAGTTGCACTAATTGTCCTAACAGAAAATTCATAATTACCAGCTTTATTATTTAAAATAAAAAATTGATTATCTTTAATGTTTTGAACAATAGGGTCACCTCCCTCATACTTATAACTGACTTGATAACTTCTTGCTCCATTAACATGAGCAAAATTCAAAACAATATTACTTTGTGCTCTGTTATTGACAATTGAAAGTTCTTCTTTTACTTCTTGAATTTCAGGTGATTCTAATTTATTAAGTAAAGAAGTTGGTTGTCTAACTATTCCAAAATTTGTATGAGTATCAATAAATGTATACTTATTATCATCATAAATAATTGCAGTTACAGAAAAAACAAAGTTATCTTTCTGTTTAATATTTGTCACTCTATACTTTCTATGCTGAACATTACCAGTTTTTACCGCCCATATCGTTCCAGACTGTGGTAATGGACTTAATGCACTGGAAAGAGTAACTGTACTTCCATTAACCGATTGTATTGTTCTCTCCTGCACTTTTCCATCAGTATCAATAACTAAAAAAGTATCTCCAAAAACTCCAACAGAAGTATCTGTGCTGTCATCAACTATCAAAACTGTTGAACTGGTAACTGTTTTAATCCTTCCACTAGCCCTAATAGTCTCTTTTGTTTTATCTGCAATTTTTATTATCATAAAAGGTTCAAGTATGCATGCAGCCTCTATACCACAGTCAAATGTAACTACCTCAGTTTCAAAATTTGAAGTATATAAAATAGAACGACCAAATCTTAATGCTTGTTCTCTATCAGTTGTATATAAAGATTGGATATTTATTTCATTAAGACCAAATTTATCTACCGATAATTGATCTCTTACAGAAACTAAATCTGAGTCTTGTATATCATTATTAAAATATGAAACATTGACTTGAGTAAACTTTTTATCCTTATCAGTTCCAGAATAATTAAAAAGTCCATCGACTACATTTGCATTTGTAAATAAATAAGAAACAAGAGTTTCAGGTTTATCTATAGCAATTTTTAAAGATCCATTTCTATAATATAAAGTTGCTCTCATCAACCCAGCAACTTCTCTGATGATATCAAGTGCTTTTTTTCTTGTTTTAATTACGCCATTAAATGAATATCTTGGAGAAGTCTGATTAGGCAAAGGAGTTGAACAATATAAACTTGCAGCAAAAAAAGATGCTTTATCAATTTTTAACTCTGATATACCTAACCCATAGTCTTCAGTTAAAAGTGCATATAAAATCCAAACTGGATCTGTGGTCCAATGTTTTTCTGGTGTTAGCTGTACAAAATTATAATTGGCTGGATATATAATACGACCGGTAGACTGAAAATCTCTGCCTGTACCCGTTGGAATTTTTACCTTTATACCTCTAATAAAATATTTTCTTTGAGGTATATTTGGGTATTGTTCAGCAGAATATCTTAAACCAATATAAGCAGTTTTAGAAAAGTTATTTGATTCTTGTGGATTTACTTCAGGTGGAATGAAAGGAATTGCACCTTGTAAAAGTGCAAATGAAAATGTTGTAAATCTTCTTTCACCCTCTTCAAGTAAATTCCTGCCATCTTTATCAAAAGGATGCTGCCCAATAGCGTTATTTGCTCTGTATTCAAGATCCTCTCTTAACACCTCAACTGATATGGGGTAATGCTGGCTTCTTGCATTTGGTGTTTCATAAGCATAAACAGGAATATCTATTCTGTAATCTTTACTAAAAGGTCCAAGAGATACTCCGTTTAATTGGTGTTGGCTAGTTGCAATTATGTTTCCATTATTACTTCTTAATCTAATCTTAATCTCAATATTATTGGGACCTCGATTAACACCAAAGTTAACTCCAAGACTTTGATTAGCTCCAGTTTGAGGATTTAATTGCCTTAATGAAGCCCAATTTAAAGTAACTATTGCTGCTCTTGGTGTATTGTTACTATCAGTACCTGCGCTTAAAGATCCAGAAACTTTATTTCCTTCAGGATCTCTATTGTTTAATACTTCACCTGGAGTTAAATCACCCGGTAACCTTTGTTCATTTACTCCTAACATTATAGGTTGATCCTCTTTACCTACTCTTATAGATAAAGATGTATTTTTTATATTTTCAAAACCTCCTTTTGACCTTATTGCTCGACCATTTATAAAAATATCTTTTTGTGATTCTCTTATATATATATTTTCTTCTGTAGATGTAAATTCAGGACTACTAGGCTTTGCAGGTCTTAATATACTAGTAGGAATACCAATATTATTTTTTGAAGGTGTAGCAAAACCTTCAATTTCTGCTCCATCAGAAACTAAATCTAAAAGAGTTACGAACTGTACAGATTTTAAAGAACCATTAGGAAGATCTTCTGTTAATTGAAAATCTATATTGCTGATTTCTCTTACCATTTTTATATACTATGAATCAAGGTAAACAATCTCATCGAGATCATCGAAAGATTCGAAAGATTGGGAAGATTCTAAATCAAAGTTATCTGCTACTTGTACTGTATCAGCACCAGCACTAATAACAACAGAACCAACTAAACATTCACCAAAAACCAAAGGAGCCGCACCACCAGCTTTTGTAGTATTTGCAGTCTGATTACTTATAAAAGATTCAATCTGTGGATCTGCACCTGGTGTGGTAGGAACTGGTGCTAATAAGTTAGCAACAAAAGATAACGCTCCAACTGCCAATGCTTGAAGTAAAGCAGTTGTTCCAGTAATAGCAGTATTAAAGAAACCACCAATTAAAGTAATCAAGAACGCTGCAAAAAAATTACCACTGATCATAGGAATTAATTTTATTTCTCCTTCACCTTTAAGAACCATATTTTTAAAAGTAATATCATTATTATTCATCTGAACATTATAAAAAGCTTCTAATAAATGCTCCTGACATTGAGGGTAATTTACTTTTAAATAACTATAAATTTGATCAACATTTGAAACATCTGCTTCAAATTCTTTTACTCCACATAATTTTCTAAGTGGGCCATATAGCTTAATTTTTTTCATCATGATTCTGTCCTCATATAATACCAATTATCATCCTGTATTGAATAAATATACCAATCCAACATAAATATCCTACAGTTGCTTTTATCGGCATCTGATGGATCTGCACTGCCTTCTACATGAGAATGTAAGACTGCTAAAACCTCGGCTCCACTATCTTCACAGGCAGCATAATCATTAGGATTTAATGCAAAAGTAATTTCATCTTCAAGTTCTGATGCAATGTTTTCACAAGGCCAGAAACAGTCAACACCATCTTTTTGTGCCAATAATCCACAACCTTCTGCTGGTTGACAGTTAATAAAATGTTGTTTAGCTTCTTCTTTCCAGTTCATTGAAATACAAAACTACCAACAGCAGGAAATCTATCTTTTGTTATTTGTAATTTTGGTAATTGTAAATCTTCAAAATCTATTGTATTGACAAGCTCAAAAGTACATATCTGATTGTTTTCTATAACTTTTTTATTTATTAAAAATTCTTGTTGTTCTAATTCTTTTGTAGAATCAGCAGTTCCATAAGGATTTGTCGCAGGGTTGCCATCTATAGGAGCAAAATTAGAATTATCTAAAAACTGTGCTAATGTCCTAATTCTTTTTACTTCTGCTCTAGCCAAATCATTAAAACTACTAAACTGATTTACTAATTCTATCAAAGTTGAAAATGTACCTAAATTATTTGCAAATGTAAGTGTAGGTCTTGCCATGACAGTGTTATCACCAGTCTCAAAACCTTCAGCTTGACATGCTATTGCATTATAAGTATTACCTTGCCATTTTATATCAGTATTAATTTCATTCGTACCAGCATGAAATCTATATAAAACTATTGAAGGTATATCATTCTGATCATAGTGAATATTTTCTATTAACTTCAATTCAAACAACTCAATAATTGTAAAGCCATTTAAACTTTGCAGTTGTTCAACTGGTATTGTCATGGTTGAAATACCTCCTCAAATGTTACTTGTATTCTAGCTCTGTTTAAATACGGTATAGATTTAGTCCATTGTCTGCAAACAAAAAGAAAAGAAGTACTTTCTCCTGGAGGTGTAAAGTTAAAACTATCTGCATTTTTAGCTCTTGCATCTAAAAAGTTTTCTATGGTATCTGCACTGGATATGCCTGTGCCATTAAAATTATCAGATTCGGATACTTCAAAAGTAAGTTGATATACTTTTGGGTTTTGATTTAAGCCAAAATTAGCTCTTGAAATATAGCCATCACCAAACTGAATTTCAGTTGTTGTTGGTGCGGATCTTTTCTGTACACCGTAAGTTGGATTAATTGATGGAAAAGATGATGTCATTAGGCAAGTAAACCTCCACTACGTTTTTGTTTAACTATTTCTAATTGTATGGCAGTTGCAAGAGCCTCACCAAACTGCTGTCCATCAGAATCTCCTTCAACAGAGGAACCAGAAGCATTAACGGAAACATTAATAATATTAGTTGTACTGCCTCCTAATTGGTTGTTTGGAATAATATTGCCACCTCTTGAACCCATCTGTAATAATTCTGGGCCTTTCTCACCAACTACAAAAGCACCACCAGCAGAAACAGGGCCACCATTTGCTCTTGCAAAAGGATTTGCAACACCTTCTAAAAAATTTGATGCTTTATTACCAGTTAAGCTTGTACCTCCCCCGCCACCAAATATGCCTCCTAATGCACCTCCAATAAAATTACCTATTCCAGAAACAGCCCTTTGTATTGCAACCTCTACAAGTTTTCTTTTAAGCTGATTCAAAACATTTATTGCTGCCTGTGCAAGTGTCTGTGTTCCCATCACAGCATCAGTAAGGTTAGAAACGATACCCTGCTCTACAGCTTGACCAATCTCCATAAACTTTTGTTTTAGTTGATCTGCTTCACTTGTGATGTTTACAAAACTCTCAGATAATTTCAAAGTTTTACTATCTATAGAACCAACAAAAAAATTTGTTTGACCAAGATTTTCATTTAAAAGATCAGTAGGTGTAATCATTTTTTCAAAAGCAAGAGTTGTTTCTTGTGTTTCTTGTTTAGTTTTTTTAGATGTATCTTTTGTATCTTCAGCAGTTTTATTAATGTCTTTTTGGGTTTCAAGTTGTTTTTTAAAAATTTTAAGTTGTTGAAATGGATTTGTAATATCAATAATTTTTTTCAAAAGACCAATATTTTTAAATAATTCATTTATCGTTTTTACTGATGTTATAGCTAAATCCAAAACATCTTTTATTTCATCTTCTAATTCTGTGCCAATAGTTCTTGCCAAAGTATCAATGGTATCTTGCAAAGTTGATAGTTTTCCATTTAAAGTATCAGATTGTGCAGAAGCACCTTCAAAAAACTCACCCCCTTTACTTGTAAGATTTACTATTGCTTGTGCAAATAAATCCGCACTTATTTCTCCTTTTCTCATCGCTTCTGCTACACCCTCGGCATTTTTACCAGTAATTTTTTCTAGTTCTTTTGTTACATTGATACCTTTTTCTAGTAACATCACATTCTCTTCTTGCATAAACTTGTTCTTTGCCTGAACCTTACCTATTGCTAAAGCAACGTTATTGATATCAGCCCCAGCAGTACCAGCAATATCAGCAATTCTTTTTGTTATATCAACAACTCGTTCAGTTTCAAAACCAAACGCTTTCATTCTTTTTGAAACTTCAATTAATTCACTACTTGTAAAGGGTGTAACAGCACCAAAATCTTGTAGCTCTTGAATAATTTCATTTGTTTTTTCGACAGAACCAGTAAGAACCTCTAAACTTTTTCTTTGAGTTTCAAGTTCAGCAGTTTTTACAAATACAAATCTTGCCGCACCAAGAACTGATACCGCAGCTAGTAATGGTGCAAAGGCTTTTGTTAAAGTTGAAACACCAGCACTTGCGGTTTTAGCTGCCCTGCCTGTGTTTCTTAGTGATCTATTACTTCTATCTAATCTGCCTTTTAATTTATCTGTGCTACTACTTAAAGCCTTTGTTTGTTCATTAACTCTTTTTAATGGTGTAATTGCGTTCTGTGCATCAACTATTAATTTAACTGTCGATTGTGCCACAGAAACAAATAACCTTTATTATATATTACCTTGATTTGGCTTTTTGTCGTTGCATTTCTTGTTTCTCCCTATCATTCTTAATTTCATAATATGCAGCCCAATATATTAACTCTTCTTCTGTCATAGACATTCTTAATTCTTGTAATGTCTTACCAAGTTCTGTTGCTAGGAAAAACTCAAAGTTAAGCCAGTTATCCCCTCTTATTCGTTTTTTGCTGATTTGATATCTGTACTTAAATTAAATAAAAATAACTCAATATCATTTAAAACATTCTCTGGAATAAACCTATGCAAATCCTCTGCGTCTGCCATATTAAAAGCTTTGCTACCATCTTCAAGTTCTGCAACCTGACAAAGAATATGAGTTGTTATTGTTAAAGCTTCATCTGTGCCAGCAACAGATTGTGCTTTTTTTCTATCAAATCTAGTTAAAGGTTTAAAATATAAAGTTTCAATAACATCACCATTAGAGTTTTTCCATTCATATTTTCTTCTGGTGGTCATTTCCTCCTTATATGATTCTGTAAGAAGGTCTATCGTTCTTTTTGATGCCATAATTTAGGGGTTGGTTAATTAATTAATTAGATAGCTGAAGTTATTGCACCAGTTGTAATAAATGAAATATTTATTAACTGAGTCTCTCCAAGTGTTGCTCCATATTCTGCACCAGTAATAATTCCAGAAAAACTTATTTTCTTTGCTGAAGTTGCAGAATCAGGGAACAGTTCAAATAATGCGTCACCAGCATCACCTGTAACTAATACATCATCAATAAATGCTTGATAATCTGAGTTTCCAGATGGGTCATAGATAAGCTCTGCTGAACCTTCACCAGCTATAAGACCACCAATGAAAGTTTTAGCAGTATCGCCTTGAACTGTAGTTTCTAGTGTGTCTTTTGAAATTGATAATGACCATGATCTTGTTCCAGATATGTCAGCTTCAGTACCAGCCGCATTGTGAAACATAACCTTGCCAACATCACCCTTAATAGCTGCCATGACAAAAAATTAAATATTTATAATTATATTAACCTTTTTCAGTGGACTTTACATCTTTTTTAGTTTTTTGTTGACTCTCATAATATTTCC